AGTTCACCCCAAACAACCACGCTTCCCGGTGGTCAACTGCCAAGGCCACCAGATTGTCAGGTGACCCCTCAGCAGAGGCAAAGTCCAGCGGATTGATGGTGGTGCCATCGAACAGGGACGTCACCCACACCTTTTGAGAGTTGGGTTCGTTGAACACGAAGTACCCGTCCAAGTAGCCCACGTTCACAGCGCCAGGGAAGTCAGTGGTGGAGATGGGACCAAACGCCTCAGTCTTGCTGTTGTAGATATACCCATCAGGGTTGCAGGCAATGAACAACTGCACCCCGTTGTCTGCCATGCTGACTGGGCCGGTTCCCGACACAGAACCGATTCGGATGTACGAGAAGGTGCTGTCTGACTTGTAGAGGTCTGTGCCGCTGACAGCGTAGAAGTAGCCGCCAAAAGCCCACACACCACGAATCGGTCCTTCACCGATGGTGGTGAGTAAACGCAGCCCAGGTGCACGGGTCAGGAAAGCGGCTTCTTTGCCACCCTCGGGAATCATTTCTGGGTACAAATTGACGCAGCGATTGTCCGCAGCATTGACGCTGCGTGCTGTATAACTTGCGCCCAAAATTGGCGTATGCATTAGAAGTTCCCGGAATAGATGTTGTACTTCTGAGTCGTGTTGATCAGCGAATACGGCATCGAGAGCAAGTCGCCAGGAGTGTTGATGCGCTTGATATTGCGCTTAGAGGTCATGGCGATACGCTTCACCTGCTGCGATGGCTCAACACCAAACTCAGCCGCCAGTTCACAGGCCAAGTTAAACCGGAACGCACGGTTGTATCCTGGTGGGAAATACAGGGTTGTGCTGAGCAGTGCAGGCTGACTCAGTTCCTCGTACGAGATGAAATGGAACTCAAGTGCTCTGGTGGGCACAGGGTACAGGCGCATCTCAATATTGGGAAACTCAGGATTGATCCACATGATCTGTGGGTACGTGCTGGTCACTGTTTTGACAGCAATCCCGTCGTACATGTCCTGGTTGACCATCTGGATGCCATAGGACACGTTAGTCCCAGGATCACGGAAATACGTGGAGCTTTCCAGACTGATGGGTCGATTACCCACAAAGTCCCCGGTGGGGCCGAGTGTCTGGGAAATGGTGCTTGCAGGCCAAGTGAATACTTGGTCTTGAGTGTTGTAGACGGAAAGGGACTCAATAGACCACGAGTCCAGCATCTGGTTCAGTGCTGCCAGAGCGTCTTGGGAGGTCGCAGCCGTAGGTACTTCACCCTCAGCCAACTGTCCGATTAGCCGCAAGGCTCCATTAATCTGATCGCCTGCGGTGAACACGGCCATGACTTAGACTCCTTCAGTGACCACTTTTCGAGTGTATTTCCGCTTGATTAGCTCATTCTGAACCACATCGTCTTGAATCGATTCAGCCATCGCGGAGACAGTGCCTGGATTATAGCGCACCCATCCATGCTTCTCATCATATTCCGCTTCAGCTTCCAATGTGGCAACTTTCGTGCCATGAATGAAATGTGAGAGGTAGATTATTGCCATAGAAAGAAGGGGCCGAAGCCCCTTTGATTAAGCAGTACGGTAAACCGTCCAAGCACCCGCGGCGGTTCTGCGGAAGCGGAACAACGCTGCTCCACTGACACCCGCAGCACTACCAGTGATTGGGACAACCAGGTTGCCAACCGCCGTAATGTTGGTGCCAACTGCGACCGTGATCAAACCTGTCGAAGTGCCCAAGTTGATGATCGTCAGTTCAAATGTGGAGTTGATCTTCGCGTTTGCGAGAGCAGCGTCCAACTGAGCGCCCGTGGGCAGAGTGTAGGTAGCAGCAGTCGTGGAGGGATTACCCACCAAAACGTTACCGATTACTTGCGCAACGGTCAAAGTTGCGGTTGCAGTGGCCGTCTGAACGTCCGTCATGTAACCAAGTTGAATCTCGTTGACGTTGCCATCACCGACCTGATAACCGCCACCAACTGATGGGAGAGCCATGATAATTTCCTTTCGGGGTCAATTTACGTAGTCTACAGGGTTCTGTAGATGAGTCCAAGATCTAAATTTACGGATGTCCGTAATTGTCTGCGGGGATACCCCGTAAGTCGCTGCCAAGTTCTTACCAGTGTCAGTGCTAGCACGTATCGCCAGCACATTTGCATCGGTCAACTTGGCAATGTGCGACTTTTCACCACTCCTTGTACCACGACGGCTTTGTTTCACAACATCACCCTCGATGTGTCTCCAACTGTGCCGCTGTTTCAGGCTATTGATAGTTGGGACAGCTACGTTGTACTCGGTGGCAATCGCAGAATAGGGTCGAGGGTCAATGAGAATCGCTGCGGCTTGGGCATCGGTCAGAATGGATCGTGGGTTCTTTTCACCGAGTGGTACACGTGCTCTACCCTTTTGTGCCTTGTCTCGCATGTTATCCGCACTTGTCCCAGATGACAAATGTGCAGGGTTTACGCAAGATGGGTTATCACAAGAGTGCATTGCATGCATCCCGATTAACAAATCTCCGGTATGGAATGCGTACGAAAAACGATGGGCACGGGCAAATAACTCGCCACCAACCTCACCTTTAAATATTCCATAGCCATTTTTGTCCTTCGACCCCATCCAAATCCAACAACCATCACCCTTTTTCACTTGAAGATTGAATCGTTCTTCGGCAGACTTCCCTCGGAATCTACCAGTGTGCGCTTTTGTCGCAACTGGTGAACCATAGGCGCGGTTCTGTCTCCAATGATTCGCACATAAGCCAAGCGCTACAGACTTGTTCTCACAACCTTTAATACAGCATATTTCATACATAGTGAACTCCTTGTTTAGAGGTGTCCACTATACATGATTTATGTCATATTAGTCAATTAACCCCACATCCGTACAGCCATTTGTGGGCGAATAACCCCATAGCCGTAAAGGACATCGATACGGCATGGCATTCTATCATTATTTATGTCGTACTGACGCACAACACGCATCGAGATGCCGTTGTGAACTTGGCGAGAAGCCATGTCCACACCTTGAGGCAACAGCAAGTCAGCCGTAGCAAAGCTGATGGCATCACGGTGATACACCAGATTCTGCGGATACTGCGTTGCAGCAGAACCCAACATCGTGATCACAGCAGACGCTTGAGGGAAGCTGTCCACGGTAGCCAGTGCGTGGGCGCTGGTGTAGATGGCAGGGCTAACCGTCAGAGTCGCGGTGGACGAACCAGATGCGGCAGCGGTCACAACGAACTGTTGCAGCGAACCAGTGGACTGGCGGGTCTGTGGGTTAACAGCGTACACACCAGCGATGGTGAACACGTCGCCAACGTTCCAGGTCTTGCTGGAGCCGGTAAAGCTGATCGGCAAAGACGTGGTGCCTTGGGTGCTGATCGTGTTGGTGGACGTGATCGAGGTGCCCCAGTTACCCGTGGTGAACTGAGCAATGGACTGAGACATGTTGATCTCGTCAAAGCCAAACACGCCAGTGCCCATCATGCCAGTTTTGAACTGGTTGGAGATGGTAGACGAGGGGTTGAAGAAACCCTTCATACCTTCAACCAAACCAGCGTTCGCAGCGGGGTTAACCGTGGCGTAGCGTGGCCCCATTGGGACAGCAGACTCATTCAGCTTTTGCTGAGCTTGCAACAGCACCAAGGAGGTCGCAGGCGTGGTGCCAGGAGTGCCAACCGATTGGAAGATCGACTGGTAAGCGTTGGCAACGTCAGCGTCCACAGATGCGGCCAACTGAGAGATACGCGGCTTCAAGACACGTTCTGCAAAGTCGTCCAACTGCATCGTCAGTTCGGCGCTGGTGAAGTTGATGCCGATGTGCTTTTGGCTGGAAACGGTCAGCGTGGTGTACTGCTCGTTGTCATCCTGCACCTGGAGCGCGGCACCATCAGTGACCAGAGCGCGGTCAGGCAGACGGATGCGCAGAGTGGAGCCGATTTTGGCACCCTCATTGGCGAACGAGTCGTCATACTGCTTGTTCACGTTGCGCGTGATGACGAGGTTGTTTTCAAAGATCTCCAGCGCTTTGCGGGTGATCATGTCAATTGTCAAAAGTGAATTGCTCACAATGTACCTTTCAAAAATGTGTTAACGGTTCCGCGCTTCCATTTTCGCTATCTGTCGCCGCCTATCAGCTTCAATCCATTCCGACGTGGTCATCGTTTTGATGGAACGCGGATCAGTAGTGTCGTATGACGGAGCACTAGAGCTTCTAGGAGTGACCGGCGTAATGGGCGCGGGGGCACTCGATGTCTTCTTTACGGGAGGGGCTGCTGCCAGTTTGGCCTCAATCTTCCCGATCTCTCTCGCCTGCGATGCGATAGATAGCTTGGAAATGCGACTCGCTTCGTCTATGTTGGTGCCAAGGTAGTACGCTACATCGGGGCCGACTTCTGACTCACGAATCGCTTCAGCCATCGTTTGCGTGATGGGTACTGCGCGGTTGTAGGCAACTTGTTCGAAGTCGTCATACTTGCTCCGTGCATCTTCTTCACGCTCATGATAACTGTCAAGAACCTGCGTCTGGCGCTTCGCCGCCTCCCGCTGTGCCACCAGTTCTTCAGCCTTCTGGAGTGCCAATGCTTCCGCATAGGCTTCCGGAGACTCAAACTGATCAGCAGGCGGTACAGCAACTGGCGCTTTCAACAACTGCGTTTCCGCTAGTCGTTGTGCCTGTTCTCGTTCCCACTTTCTCTGCGCTATTGCAAGACGCTTACCAATTGCGGCATCCAGGTCTTCTTGAGTGAAGGTCTTGGGTGTCTCAACTGGCAATTCCGGCGCTTTAACTTCAGGTTCAGGAGTAGCCGTTACTACCTGTTCCGACGCGGGAGTGACTTCCGCTAACACTTCTTCTGACATTTGCGAATCCTAAGATTCCCTGGTGAGCGCACCAGTACGGTTTGGGTTATTCTACAACTGGTTTGTCCGGTTGTGCAATATCCTGTAATTGTTTCGTAAGTTCTTCGATTTTGGCGTTCATCATCTTGATTTGAAACGTCAATTCCATGATTTGCGTTTCTTTGATGCCAATGATGGTGTAAGGAAGGTCTGGGTTGTTTGTTGGATTCATGATTAACCTGCGCAAGTGATATTGACCCAACCGGTCGAGTTGTCAATGTTGATATACAGACGGGTTGTTGGAGAAACCGCGCTGTTGTTCAAATAAAGTGCTCCTATGTTTGCAGCAAATGTCGGTGCCCCAGTTCCAACATAAATACCGAGATTACCAATACTTCCGCTACAGAATTTAATACCTGCACCCTGACTACCTCCAGATGTAAGCGTTGTGTTCGGGATAAAGCTGGCTTGACCATTTGCTGGATCAAATGTCAGTGCTTGTATGCTGGAACCAACAATGATTCGGAAAGGTAGCGCCGTGCCACTACGCACACCAGCGTTAATTTGAGTACCTACTCCACTTACTGCGGCAAGAGATACGAATTGACCAGATGCACCATCAATAGAACTCTCTGCTGTAAAGGCAGCGTTACCAGTGGAAGCATTGGGGAATGCATGAACCGTGCTATTGGTTCCCGAAGATGCTTGAAAACCCAATCGATTGGTAATGGTGGCATTGTTCATGTCTCCACGAATGCGCTGGGCAGTTCCACCAAAGGCTATGGATGTGGCAGCGATACCTCCAAGACCATCCACTGAAAAGTTTGGAGATGCGAATGCCTTATCAGTAAACACACAATCAGTGATATTGATACCTGCGGATAGAGTATCTCCACCCACATATTTGATCAATGTTGCGGAACTCATCATCGGAGCACCGCTGTTCACATGAGAGAACAAAATGCCCTGAGTGTAACCAGCACTGCCAGAAACGGCCCCAATCGAAATGGCGGCATCGACCACAGACCCGTGAACCACGTCTCCAGACTGCGATACAACCTGGATACCTGTTTTAAGGACTACAGAACTTCCGGCTTTACATTCAGTATTGAACTCAGCACCGGTTACGTTACTGTACCCAGCGGCACCCGCGTCAAGGTTACCGTAGAAATTACCACCATAGACATTGAGAGAGTTTGTAGTGGGTACTTTACCTGTAGCCTGACCAACGACTGCAACGTGCATGTCGCTTGTGTAACCCGCGCTGTTACAGTCTATTCGACTGATGATGCCGATTTTGGAGCCTTGGGAACCTGAATTCACGTTGGTCTGGAACAGGTAACCGTAGTCCTGCAACGTAGGCCCAACAGTCGTGGTATTGATGGTGAAGTTGTTATAAACGGCATCTCCACTGGCGTAACCTGTGATGCCTTGGGTCACAGTCAATGCCTGACCCGTTGCAGTGTCACCCGTTGTCGTTAACGTAAGTGACTTGGCAGTTACATCTATAAAGTTACCAGACGGTACGCTTTTTTGCCAAACGCTGCCGTTGAAAATGATCGTGTCACCAACAGCCCATGACGATATGCCGTTAATATTTGTCGTTCCCGCCACACTGACTGTGTAGAAATACCCGGTGGTGCCCACAGAGGACACGATTGTGGGGGTATTGGTCGATGCGTTCCACAGACCTCGATACGTGGTGCCCGATGTGATGGACGGATCCATCTGAGACAACGGCACAGTGCCGCTGGAACTCAGCGTAGCCACACCGCTGGCAACCCCAGCATTCAATACGGCAGCGGTGCCAAGCCCCAGATTGGTACGTGCGCCACCAGCAGTACTGGCACCCGTGCCACCGTTAGACAGCAATACCGTACCAGTGAGGTTGGCGGCAGGCACACCTCCACTGAACAGGTCAGAAACCGCCACCTTCTTGGTCGTTGACGACTGGACGACGGGGAGAACTTCAGTCCCTGTGAGTGGTACTGTAGCGGCAGGGAGAGCCGATATTTTGATGTCTGCCATTTAATACTCCGATTCAATATAAGAGAGGGTTTGAGTGGCACATTACCCTAATTTGGGTACTCCAGCCACATTGGTCAACGTCATACCGGCCAAAGAATTCTGAATGAACGCAAGCACCTCATCATCAGTGGTTGGCTCACCCACAGGTATTTCTGGGAGCGAGAACAGTTTCTTCAATGCCGCATTCAGTTTAGCTACTAACCATTTAAGATATTCCACAGACCCACCTTTTGCTCTCATGTCGTTAATGAGATCGCCCGGATTCAGGTACGTTTGCGTGAAGTCTGACGCAATCCAGCCATCAGCACCGTGATCAAATATGCCGAAACAGATCGTTTGACCAGACGGGTCTTGGAAGACGAATGCGCCCACAGCAATCTCTCTACCGTCAAGCTGAAGGGTCGGGGCTTTGGGTTGAATTTGGTACGCCATTAATAAACTCCAGCGGTATAACCTGCTGGCGGGGTATAAATAAATGGGAGCGCGCCAAAGTTTGCAGTAAATGTCCCCGCGGACACATCTAGTGCCACTGCTGGAAACAAAGGTGCTGATATGCTAGTACTAGTACTTCCAAAATATACCCCATTTTTATACCATTTAATGGTTGCAGCATCGGCATCAATGGCTAACCCTATAACATCACCAGCAACAAAAGCCCCATACGCTCCCAGACTAGTACTGTTATATATGACAGCATTATCGGGTAATCTCCATCCGATACTTGTTGTAGTTACTCCAATGCCACCATTTAGATTTAAGCCGCTTGTAGCTAAACCAACGGCACCATTTCCGGTAAGATTGCATAAAACTTCCCAATACCACTTACCTGTAGACTTACTTAACGTAGCCCTTACTGAATTGTATCCAGCGGAAGTTACGGAAAGATTACCACCAGACAAGGTTAAATTAGCCCCCTTATCAGCAGGATTCCAGGTAGCAGTGTTACTAGGTGCAGTATAAAGAGTAGCTAGGCGAGAATATCCTGTTGGGATGGAGTAGGTGAATGCTGTTGCACCGAAGTTGGTGGTAGCTATTTCATTATTTTGATTAGACCCTACAAACGGAAACAAAATTCCAGTAAGACCAGTGTAAGCAGTTCCTTGAGAAACACCGTTTTTATAAAAAATTAGTGTTCCATTATCCATGTCCAACGCTGTACCAATTACGTCACCAGTTGTAAATGTGGAACCATACGCTGATCCTACAGAGTTGTTATATTTTTGTCCGTTCAATGATCGATAACCAAAACTTGTGGTGGTGTCCCCAGGAAGGCCTAAATTATTCTCACTTGTCGTACCCACACCAATCACGATTAAAACGTTTTTTGTTGTGTAGGTTGTTTCCCAGTACCATTTACCAGAAGAAATCCCCTTAGTTGCTTTTGCAGAACTAGTACCTACATTAACTGTGATCACTGTGTTATTACTACTGAGAGCAATACCAGAACCTTTATTCCCACTATCCCAAGCCACAAAACTCACATCAGTAGATACTGTGTATATCCCAGCGTTGTATCCAGCAGGAGGCGTATATGTTAAAGCAGTGGCACCAAAATTGGCTACACCGACCACACCAACACTGGCCCCCGCTTGTCCAAATGCAGCGTAATGAGTTGTTCCGACTACCGGAATGGAAGCCCCAGCAGACACTCCATTCTTGTATAAAGATAGAGTTTGCCCAGTCTTATCTAGCGCAAACCCAAGAACATCACCGCTTACATAGGATGATCGTGTGTATGTTATCGAATTATTGACATAAACATTTCCATTCGGGTACCAACCAATACTGTCGGTTGTTTGGCCTGGGTACTGACTTGCAGTCAAAGTGCTTGCGGTAACAATACCCGGCATAGGGGCTGTTAAGTCCGCAGTGGTAGCAACAATTTCCCAGTACCATTTTCCCGTAGTCAACCCAATGGTTGAGCGCGCAAACTGAATTGTCGTGTTTGGACAAGTAGCTGTTAGATTGCCGTTGGATAGTGTAATTCCACTTCCTTTATCCAGCGGATTCCATGTGGCGTAGGTTGTAACGCCACCTCCCCCGCCACCAGAAGCACCAGACGATAGGCTCAACAGTGCAGCAATTGCCGCACTTACGCCTACACGGGTGCCAACGCCGTAACTCATTCCTTGTTCAGCGGTTTGGCGTAAACCGTGCCCCCAGCAGCAACCTGAATCGCAGACACTCGCCACACTCCACCAGCACCCTGCGGCACCTTAAACGGTACAGGGGTGTTAGCAGGGAGAGGTGTGCCGTTGGTCGTGGTGGCCGTTACACCCTCACCCACGAGGATGTAGGATGCAGAGTCAGACCACACCAGAACAGCCTGGGGGCCAGCAGGCCAGCCAGTCGTCGATCCTGCGGTGCCAGTGTATGCAACCGATTGTGCGGCATAGGACGCACTGGACAAGGGGTTAAGCAGTTCCATATCACATTCCTTGAGGTTGCTGCATTGTAGAGGATTCCATACCTTCTGTGGGCATCTCAGGCCCAGTGTCCACGTCTTGACCCGGCAGTTCAGCCTTCAGGTCGCCCGAGGTGATCATCGAGTGAATGGTGCCAAGCACCATGTCCTGAATCTGCTCAGGAGTCATCGAGTCTGCAAGCACACTGATGCGCTTCGTCTCAGCATCAAACGCCTTGACTTCGGCTTCAAAGTCCTTGCGCTTCTGCTCCTGCATCTCGATGGACTTGGACACGTTCTTGAGCATCTCATGCATCTGCTCCATCTCTTGACCCATTGCCTGGATCTGCTGTTCAGCAGCCTGCAACTCAGGTGACTTGTTGTTGTCGTCAGCCATGAGTTTGGGGTCGATGGTCTTGGCAAGACGCTTCGCCATCTCTTGGGCACCGGGCCAGTCCATGTTCTTGACGAACAGGTCACCAGCCACAGCCCACAGTTGAGGATTACCCTTGAGAATCTCGCTCATAGCCTCCATCGCCTCTTGGCGCTTGGTCATGTAGCTGGGGCCAGTGGTCACGCAGACATCGTACTTACCCACGCCCAAATTGTAGATTTTCTT